TGAGAATTTGATACAAGATCGAAGGGCCGAAATATGCCCAGGCTAAGACCAATCTTGTTATCTATATAATTCAATATTACCAGGTTTAACCACCTCTAAGATGGAATTGTAGAATATGCTAACTGTTATTTCTTCGTCCCACCAGCCAGGATGTAAAATAAAGGCTTTATGGGTTCGCAAACCCTTGGAAATTAAAATTGCACCCCTTTCTATATGTTATTTGTTTAAAATATAAAAGGAAAATAAAAATATCGTAAGTCCGTTTTCTCTATTGCGGATCGTAAATGTAAAATAGAGTAGTGTATACGTTCTCTGAATATAATTATTTGAGGACTTGTTAAGCATAAGGAAGTTCTTTATTGGATCTATACTTAGTAAACTTACAAATGTGTATTTAGTTTAATGGCGATTAGGAGTTTATAATTTCTATTGATTTAGATATTAGGTAGTCATGTGCCGATAGAATATCTTTTTCGATAGAACCTCCGTTGTAAGCCACTCGCTCATTTCAATGAGGAGTTAACATTTCACGTCACTGTAAGAAGAAACCTGTAGATTTGATTCTGAATTGGTATGCACTCTTATGATGTACTTTAGCGGGTACAGAGTATTGTAGATGTAGGTTTCCGTTCCTTAGGAAAGACAACAATCTTATAATTAGACTACGATGAACTTATGGCAGCTGGATAGACAGCAAACGTCATGACATTGACTATTGGTTCCAGAATGGAACTTGACAAGAGGAAAAGACCCTTGCTTGCAGAATTAAGATCTGTTGACGTGGGGGAAAGACCCTGAACATGACTCAATGAACTATGGCAGCCCCAATGTTAAACGAGTCGTACGCTAACCCAAAGAGTGAGAAGACTGGAGTTTCCAGTGTCGTTTCTGTTGTCTTAAACCGAATTGTGTCGGTCTTTAAAAAAGAAAAAGTAGAAAAAGTCTATTGTGTTAGTGCGTATCACGAGGATGATGCCAGTGTGGCATATCCTGTGAATGTAACTCTGTATTGCAATGGTAGACACTATTGTCTACAAGCTTTGTGTGCAGATGATCTTTATCATTCGATAAATGATCGATTGGCCGAATCGCGTCGATACGCCGGTCACACTATGGCATTCTCACGAAATCCCAGATTTTATCTAGAGTATCGTGGACGTTATGTACGTAATGCCAATATCCCTCTTTCACACTATGGTATGAAAGATGGGGCTAGAGTGGATGTTATTTTCGCTCTCTTATCTGGAGGATCCACTCCCTCTGAAAAGAAAGAAAGAGAGATTGCGTTCGAATACGACCCTTCACAGAGGAAGGGAGCACGCAATGCTGAACGCATCGCAGCCATGATGCAAATGCAAAATGAGGAGTACATCATTACAAGTACAATGCTCTTTTGCATCTGGTTTGTGTCTTTATTCAAACCAAAGACTGTCAGTCTTGAACTGCAGTCAGTACCATCACTAACCCTAATGGAGAGTAGAAATAAAGTTATTACTACTTTCAGCAAAAAGGCTGATGGTGAGTACATTACGGATTTGATCGAGGCAATTGCTATCTTCGGATATCAGTTGATGAGGTCAAGATCCCATGCCGATCGTGCAGTTGCTCTAGCAGCATTTGCTAAAATGCGATCGGATAAACCACTCTTATCTCGTTCCAGAATCGAGGATATTTCAAAATATCTTTCGAAATTATTTGGCGAGATGGAAGTGCAATCTGAGGAATATTTCTCAGGCTTGCGATCCGGATTGGATCACTATTCAGCCTTGAAGAATGGACCTCTGGCAGAGAAGTTACATAAGTTACTTATGTATGCCCTCTCATTGTCATTGTTTGACCGGATTGGAATCACTTTTGATTCACTGAACTATACCAAAATGGAAGCTGAAGCAATTAAACGGAAGCATCATGCTGGGCCAGATTTGATTTTTAACTTGTTGGATACGTTGGATTTCTTGGCTCAACGTGGGTATCAATGTGTCTTAACAGGCTCATTGGACCCCATTTTTCACGGTTCAGCATCATATGAAAAGTGGTACCTTGCTGCTATTAAATTACAACAGCAGAGCAAATTCCTTTCCAATCCAGAAGCGCAAAATTTTACCATGCCCGAATTTTTATCAAATTTAGATAATACTATTGAGCAAGGTAAAGCTATTGCACGTCACACAGCATCGTTGAGTGAATATGATCGTAGACTTGTCAAAAAAGTTCTTGCGGACCTTGAATTAATCAAAGCTACGGAATTAACACGACGAGCCGCAGGTAAAGATAGAAAAGCGCCATTCTCCTTATTAGTTGTTGGAGGATCTAGTATTGCCAAATCGGCGTTTACGAAAATGCTCTATTACCACTATGGAAAGGTTATGGGCCTACCCATTGAGGATGAGTATCGTTACGTAAGAAATCCAAATGATCAATTTTGGTCTGGTTTCACCACTTCAAAATGGTGTATCCAACTGGATGATATTGCGTATTTGCATCCAAATAAGGCCACAAATGGAGACCCATCCATTTTGGAAATGTTGCAGGTCGTCAATAGTGTACCATTTGTGCCGAATCAAGCTGAACTTGATGATAAGGGTAGAACACCCATGCAAGCTAAATTAGTTGTTGCTACGACAAACTGCAAGGAACTTAATGCTTTTCATTATTTTCACTGCCCACTAGCTATTCAACGCCGTTTACCTTGGGTGGTTACATTATCAGTTAAACCTGAGTGTGCGAAGAACGCAGTCTTTTTAGATGCTAATAAGACAAATGATTTGCGTGATGGTGGATACCCAGATTACTGGGACATTCTCGTAGAGAAAGTTGTTCCAGCGGGTGAAGATATTCATCACCAAGCTGCCATTTTTGAAACTGTGAAGAAATTCGATAATGTATATGATTTTATTCAATGGTATTCAAAAACAGCCAAAGCATTTGAGGCTGAACAAGACATTGTTGAGAAAACTGATGTTGAGATGCGACAGTTGCAAATTTGTGAGACATGTTATTTACCATCCACTAAATGTGAATGTTTACAAGAACAGTCTATCGAGCTTGTTTCTAGTCTGCTTTCAAATATTGTCTGTGGATATCTGAGTTTTTGTCTTAAATTGACTTGGACAGTGACTATATTGAATTACGCTATGCGATTTCAATGTGTTCAAGATTTTATCACTAGGCAAATGTACTTTACATCCACACGAGTTTTTCAATCTGCTTTTGCAAGACTTGGCGAACGAGTTCACAGACGAATTGGCTACTTTCATCTCTTTATAATCATTTCTACGTTCATTGGTACTATTACCGTGTACGCTAGATTGCTACGTTGGATTTTCACTTCTAAAGAACCTACTTATGAAATTCAAGGTAGTAACTTAAGTAAGGATTTAGGAAGAACTCCAGAGGCTAATGATAAACGTGAGAACGTGTGGTATAATGACCAATTCGTGTGCACGACTTTTGATGCACCCACGCGTGGAATTTCATGGAATAGTCTACAATCAAGTCAGGTTTACGAGCGACTAAGCAAGAATATCGTGGAACTGAGTTTTACACGCACGTGTGGGACAGAAGTTAGACGAGTTGATGGTTATGGTATTGTAATTAAGGGTAATTATTTAATTACTAACAATCACAATATCTCACCAGATAGTGCTTCGCTTGATGTTTTCGTTCGTCTTAAAGATGATAAAAACACGATAGGTGTACGTAGTTCCTTTGATTTCCAATTATTTCAGGAAGATGTACGTCGTTATCCTACCGAAGAACTAGCTATCTTTAAATTACGAGGATTGCCTCCTTTTGCAGATATTTCTGATCTCTTTGTAGATCAGAAATTTCGATGCATAGGTAAGGGAGACATAGTATCGCTGAATCATGGAGCTATTGAGACTAAAACCATCTCTAATGTCAGATTTTCAAAGGTTAATCTGAAACAATTGGGAGATAGGGATGTTTGGATTGGTAATGTTCCGACACCTACGGAAGTTGGTGATTGTGGTTCACCCTGGATTGTTAATAATGGAACATGTTATTTCATTGCAGGTATTCATGTAGGAGGTGCAAATAACACTTCTGCTTGTGTCCCTATTACGAAAGAATTCTTGCAAATGAACTTGACAGGCACTGTTATAGAACCAACAGAACCTAAAATCTCGTCATTGGAAAATGTGATGGAGGTCCAAAGCTTACACTTTAAGAGTCCATTTCGCTATATCCAAAATGGATGTGCACAGGTTTATGGATCACTCATGCCTCGACGGATAACCTCTGGTAAATCAAAGGTTGTACAATCACCTCTGGCTCCACTCGCAAAAGAGGAGGGTTATGTGTCTGATATGGGTCCCCCTGTTATGAGTGGATGGGTTCCTTGGCGCAATGCCATTATAGAACTAGTGAATCCCATAAAGAATTTTAAAATGTCAGTGTTGGATGAAGTCAAAACTTCCTTTATTCAGGAAATTAAAGAGACTTTGCCAGCGGATCAATTAAAAGATTTGATGGTTTATGATCGATTTACAGCAGTTAATGGTGCCAACGGAGTGCGTTTTGTTGATAAAATGAATCGTAATACCTCTATGGGTCACCCGTGGCGTAAATCCAAGAAGTTCTATATGAAGGCTGTGGAACCAACAAAATCATGTTCTGATCCTATGGAGTTTGATCCGGAGATCTATGAACGTGTAAACCAGTGCCTGCAATCCTATTATGACGGACAGCGCTACTCTCCAGTATTCGCTGGGTCATTGAAAGATGAACCCAGATCAGCTAAGAAGATCGCTACAGGAAATACACGTATGTTTTGTGGGTCCCCAGCTGATTGGAATATTGTAGTGCGTATGCATTACTTATCTTTTATTCGAGTTTTACAGAATAATAGATTTGTTTTTGAAAGCGCACCCGGTACTGTTGCCCAATCTAAAGAATGGCATGATATTTACTCCTATCTTAATTCTTTTGGTGGAAATAAGATGATCGCTGGTGATTATAAAGCTTTTGATAAGCGTATGCCACCAGCTTTTATGTTAGCTGCCTTTGAAATCATTATTGAAATCTGCAAGTCTAGTGGAAATTTCACGGATAAGGATATTCAAGTAATGTGGGGAGTGGCTTATGACACATGCTTTCCGGTTGTAGATATTAATGGAGACTTGGTCCAACTATATGGATCTAATCCATCAGGACATCCATTAACAGTTATTATTAATGGTTTGGTAAACTGTCTCTATGTGAGATATGCCTATCACCAATTGAACCCCAAGAAGACAGCAATTGGCTTTAAGAAAGAAGTTAAACTGATGACATATGGGGATGATAACGTTATGGGATGCTCTAATAATGTTCCATGGTTTACACATACAACTTTGGCTAATGAGCTGAACAAGATGGAGGTAATCTACACTATGGCCGATAAGGAAGCAGAGAGTGTACCTTATATTCACATTAGTGAAATCTCGTTTTTGAAGAGAACTTTTCGCTACGATGATGATATTGGTTTCTTTGTGTGTCCTATTGAAGAGGCATCTATTGCAAAGATGCTAATTTGGAGTATTCCATCTAAAACAGTATGTCAAGAAGCTCAAATGATTGCTGTTCTTTCCACTGTTTGCCGAGAATATTTTTGGTATGGTAAAGATGTTTTTCTCGCTAAGAGAGAAATGTGCAAAAATATGATGCGGAAAGCAGGTCTGGAGGATTATGAAGAGGGATCCACCTTCCCTACTTACGGTGAATTACTTGCTGCTTACAGAAGAGCAAGTGACCTACCGGATTTAGAATAAATAGGTGGCTACGGGTAGCAATCCCGTCAAAACCAAGTGTTTGTTGATATGCTTGTCAAATCAAAAATCAATATCTATAATTGGTTACCATTAATCTTATGTAGTATTTGAAACCATTACTATGATTAAGAGGCTTTTATAGATTTGACCACCTTGGGGATGACCCAAAGCGCTCTATTTAGAGTTGATGAAAATAAAGGTAGTCCATCAAACAGAGTTTCTCGCATGTTGGGTCACGGTCGACCCCTCGTGTAGATATATTGACCAAACAAAACTAAAATTCTAACGTTGGCTTCTTTCGTGTTTAAAAAAGAAGATCTGTGTAGGGGGATTACCCTGCAATTACAATCTGATGAAGAGTTAATTGAGGAACATCATGTGCTCAACACAACATCTGAAAACGTTCAGTTTGTTGGAGAGGAGGAGCAGCCAAGTGATGTGATAGTCAATAATGATCCTTCTGAAAGTTCAGATATTCAAACTAATAAATTTGAGTTGCAAGACTTTCTATCGCGACCTGTTAAAATTGGCTCTTTCTCTGTTAATACTTCATCCAGTACCAATTACCGTTGGAATATTTGGTATGACTTTTTGAGTAATGCAAATATTAAAAGGAAGTTAGAAAATTACTATCTTATGCGAGGCAATTTACATATTAAAGTTGTTGTTAATGCTACTCCCTTTTTGTATGGTACGTATTTGGCATCATATCTACCCTTACCTAATTCAAATCCTCTTTTGGATTTGTCCCAAGTTGGTACAGGGTATATTAATAATAATGATGCGCGTGCTGCAATCTATTGTCAGCGTCAGCACTTTTGGATTGAATTTCATAAGAACCAAGGAGGCGAAATGGTTGTACCTTTTGTTTATCCTAAGAATTATGTTAATTTAACCTCAGCCTCTGATGTACAGGGTTTGGGGGTTTTTGAAATTCAATCCCTAATGGCGCCACGCATTGCAACATCAGGAGCTTCAAGTTCTTGTTATGTTACAGTTTATGCGTGGCTAGAAAACGTTGAATTAGAAGGACAAACTAAAGTATTGTCTTTACAATCTAGTGAATATGCTACTGGTACTATTTCCAGACCTGCATCTATAATTGCTGGTATTGGCCGACGATTATCCGATGTGCCGGTAATAGGACCATTTGCGAAAGCTACTAACTTTGCCGCTGGTGCGGTAGCCAAAGTTGCAAGCTTATTTGGGTTCACGAATGTACCTTCAATCGATGATTCCGTAGCATTTAAAAATACACCATATTTTGCATTTGCTAGTGCTCATATTTCAACTCCTGTTGATCGATTAACCATTGATCCAAAGAATGAGTTAACTATAGATCCTACTGTTACCGGATCAGTATGTGAAGATTCTCTTGCTATTAAGAATTTAGTGACAAGGGAAACTTTAATGTACTGTCAAGAGTGGGCACCATCTGATTTAGCAGATGCATATCTGTTGCGATCAAATGTAAACCCTATGCAACTGCGTGGTGGAGTTACAACCACCACGACAACGAGTTGGATAATTGAATCTCCTTCAGCATTGGTTGGGTCTCATTTCACCCACTGGCGCGGAGATGTTATATTCCGGCTAAAAGTGGTTTGTTCAAAATACCACCAGGGACGTTTACTTATCTCATGGGACCCCACGGGATCTGATACAACATCAGCTGACTCAGCAGTTGTACAAAGTATTATCATGGATATTGCACAAAACGATGAAATCATCTTCAAGGTTCCTTATATGCAGCCTACTGCTTGGCAAGAATTGGATATGGGTGGTGGTGAACAGATAGGTGGAGGTTCCAGCTCCCCATCATATACTTCCAAATATAATAATGGTAGAGTAACAATCACCGTTCTCAATCCACTAACTGCCCCTCTTTCAACGGCCAATGCACGGTTATTCTTGTTTTATGCAGGATGTGATAATTTGGAATTTGCAAATCCTAGTCCACCGGTTGATGTTTATTCACCATTGACTCCACAATCTGAGGAATATGTGCTGGGTAAAGCAACATCTGAACCTACACACAGATATGATATCAATTTTGGTGAAGATATTAGGTCTATGCGTGTTTTAATGAGGCGTACTCACATGTACCGGC